TTTGTTCAACCCTTCTTCTCTTGTATAAGATTTCAAATTATCAGGAACTGTTCTAGGGTCTATAGATAAAATAGGAACATCACCAAGTTGTTTATCCAACAAAGTTATAGGGTTTATATCTGCACCTTCAACGAGTTTATTTATTTCGTCATGGGTAAAAATATGATCTATCTCGAATTTTTTCGCAAGAGACATAGCAGGGTCATTATCGTCAATGTACATTTGTTTAACGTCAACTGCCGACTCATCTCTTATCGTATTTTGTCGTTCACGTTCTCTAGCCGCCAAGAGTTCTTCAGCTACTTTAGTTTTAATATGAGTAAGTTCTTTTATTGTTTCAGAGTTTACTGAATTTTTAAGACTCTCTGGAACAAGAGGACGTTCCGCAGCCATGTTAGAGTCACTGATATTCTTAGTATAATCAGTTACAATCTGGTTAGTCTGTTCTTGCATACGAGCTTTCATCTGTTGTTGTTTAACAGGGTCAGACTCATTAGCGATCATTTCTAACATTTTAGTTTCAATATGTTTTATCGCCTTGGTTTGTTTTTCAGTCTCAGCAATCCACTCCCCGACTTTGCCGATAGAAGGGCCATCGACATCAAAAGTGATAATTTTATCAATAACGTTTTGATGCTCTTGAGCAAGTAAAACTAATTCTTTATAACCAATAACCGTAGTTTCATCTGGTGATAATTTTCTACCTGTTACTCTTTCAAAAGATTTAACAAAATTTTTATCTAAGTTTTGAACTTGGTCTGGTGCAATATAAGCTTCACCATCCATATGTATTTCCATAGCGTCCAAAGCTGCACGTTTGTCACCTTTATAGTTCTTCAAACCTTCGATTGTACTTTTAATAACCCCAAGCTTTTGAGCAGTTTTTTCAATACTCATAATCGTTTCAGAGTTAAAAGTTATATCAGTGTGTTTAAGTATTGGAGCAAAATCTGGCACAGAAGTATTAATATCTTTTTTCACCCCTTCAACCATTTCATAAATTGATTTTGCTTTTTTAAAATCATAGATGTTTTTTTGTTCTCTAACAAAATTAGCAGTACCGAATCCTGCGGCCACTGTTGAACCTACAACAGCAGAAGTTAAACCTTCTTTGCTAAATACTCTATCGGCTGTAGCACTAACAGAAAATTCACCACTTTTGGCATACTCTTCACCTGCAAAACCAAACGAGTCTGATACGACATTTGTTGCACCTGCAAAAGCTGTGTCTTTAACAAAGTTACCAGCAGACATTGTTGACGGAGCTTTCTCAATCGCCGAAGCCATTAATTCTTTGTAAGCTTTAACACCCAGTGATAGTTTAGATGTTGGTATCTTTAAAGCTTCAATTACTCCTTTAGGTGTCATACCTTTTAAGACACCACCCAACTTAGATAAACTTGCATATTTCCCTTCAAGTTTTCCTATAGTAGATAATGATTTTCTAAATACTGCCTCACCTGCACCAGCACCAAAGCCCATAGCAAGAGACACCATTGCAAGGTCGTCAATATCAACTTTACCTTTATTCTCAGGTTTTAAACCTTCTCTAAATATTGTACCTGCTGTGTTTTGAACACCGTCTACAATACCTGCATACAACATTAAATGACCAGCAGCAATTGGAGCAGCGGTTATCGCAGTTGGAACAGCACCAAACCCAGCTCCAAGTATTGCACCACCAGCCGCTGCTGTACCTACATACGCTGTAGCTGCCGCAGTAGCAGCAGGATGTTCAGTTGGTATGTCGGCTGTTTGCCCAGCAAAAGCAGCAAGAGCGTTGATTATAGTATTGTCGTTACCCTTACTTTCAATTTCTTCAATTTTCTCTGCGTTATCTCGAATATAATTTTTAACATCTTCTTTTGATCTACCTACAGCAAAATATTTATCGCCCATAAATCTACCCATTGCTAGGTCGAAGTACGCTTTATTATATTTGCTGACTTCATCAGTAGTTGAAAAAGAATGTTTGATGCCTTCCCAAAGACTTAACGTTTCTTTAAATTGTTCACCGTTGTTTTTAATATCTTTGGATATTGCATCAGGAGCGTTTTCTAAATAGTTCTTAATTGCTGGACTCAATGATTGAACAGCTTGAGTATTCTTCTCATCTCGTAAAACAAAACCTATATTACTTGCTTCATTTTGAGTTATGTTAAAATTTGTAGCGTCATCAATAATCTGAGTTATTTCTTTAGACATTAAATTTCATCCAATCTGTCATCGGCTCTTTTTTTAGAACCTGTGTTTGTTGGTGCAGAAGAAGTCGTACCACTTTGAGGCACAAGAGAGTTCGGTAAAGCTTTTCCACTTGACGAACCTCCCCACCAACTTTTCTTCGGTAAAGAATCATTAAGTTGTTGAACAATATTGTCCGATACTTTATTTCTTTTGTCTAGGTTGTTCGCAATCTCTTTGTCTGTAGAATAATGTTTAGCCGCCTGATCTACCAAGCCTTCAGCTCCTGATGATATATACCAAGCATTTAATTCTGCCTCACTGTCAAACGAGTCTTTCATTTTAGCTTTGACTTGTCTTTCAATCATGGTTTCTACAGACGCAGGTTTGATTTGACCAGACGAATTGGCTTTATAAGATTCTCTAGCATCAACTAATTTTCTTTGGTGTGATGGTTGATATTTACTTAAAAGACCTTCAAAAGCTTCATCAGTCATTGTGCCGATTTCGTTATTTTTAATCAATCTTTGCATCTCTTGGTAATCACTGATGTTAGTTTTAAACGATTTACTTACTGGTGATGATTCACTTACAAGTCTAGATTGCTGTGCTGGTGATAAACTTTTTAAAGCCGAAAACCTAGGGTCTTTATAAAGTTCTGATTCACTCATTTTAATACCTTGAGAATTTATTAAGTTATAATATGTTTCATATGTTTTATTTTGTAATCTGTTATTTCGTGCTTCGATTCTACTTTCGGCAGAACTGATTACACTATAAGCTTGTGCGATATCTTCTGGGTTAGTTAAATTCTTCTCAGCCCAATCTCTCGCAGCTGATGAAGACATAGAACCATTGTCTAACTTCATAGTAATGTTACCGATTTGTTGTTTAATTTCACCTTGTCTGATTTTACTTAAGGTTGTAGATTTAATTGAATCTACCAAACCTTGAGAATCAGCGTGCTCAAATAACCCTTTGGCACCTTGGACATTTCCAACGGCTAAATTATTTAACACCGCATTTTCAATTGACTTAGCAATTACATTTTTAGAGTCACCGTACTTAGGATAGTTTTGAGCTGTAGCACTTGAAATAATATCATCAATGTGAGTTTGCATCTCAGCTTTACCTTCAGCAGTTTGACCAATGATCGCAGAGCTTGTCAGCTTATCAACAGACGATGAAATTTTATCATCGTAAGTTTTCTCATTGTACGCAGTTACTTTGTTGGCGTTAATACCTATAAGCTTTCTTCCATAAGTAGAAATACTTTTTTCGATTTCACCTTCTAAATAAGACCTAGTTCTGTCGTCAGTATTTGTGTCATCAATATATTTTTTTTGAAGTTCAATGAGAGCAGTCTTAGTTTTGTTAAGTTCATCGTCAGGGTTTACACCTTTTGGAAGACTTTCAAATTTTGAAATAATCTCTGCTGCTTCAGTTTCAAAAGTATTAGAAAGAGACGCAGCATTTGTTTTAGCTTTACTGTCTGCATATTTTTCATAAGTATTAATACCTTTTGTTACAGCATCACTTACAATTTCAATTCGTTTATTAGCCGCCTGAGTAAGAGCCTCAGTATTAATTGAAGACCTACCAACAGATGGTTGATTTTGAATTTCATTTCTTTTAACTCTAGGTAATTGAACAGCCATAACTATTTACCCTTCTTCTTGTTATTTTTATAATTATAATACCCACCAAGCCCTGTATTAGCCGCAGAAGCGTAACCAGATAACATGATGTTGTCAGCTTGCATTTCACCAGCTGCTCTATTAATTGCGGCTTGTGATCTAATGTCCGAAGCTTCACGTTTGTAACGTAGTTCATTCTGAAGAGTTTGTTCTTGTAAATCTAAAAAGTTAAGAGCTGAGTTTAAATTGTTTTCAGATATTAAACTTTTAAGGGTTCCTGATTCCTCTGCACCAGACGCACTAACAGCTGCAATTTGCGAATCACGCATTTGGTCCATTTGTCCAATCGCTCGAACTTCTTGTCCGACACCTGCACGTTTAGCTTCAGCAGCATCTAAGTCTGCTCTCTCAGCATTAATTTTAGCTAATTCATAATTAGTCTTGGCTTGCTTTCTTGCGTTTTCAGACTGCATATAAGCAGAACCTACTGTGATAGCGGCTACTGCTACGGTTGCGACAACAGCTGACATGACTCCTCCTTGTCATTGTGGGTGTAACGTTTCATTACACGTTTGGTGTTTCGATCTTTGGTTCCGAAAACATTCATCCATCTGATCTGAGTATGAGTTAGAAAAAGTCTTTTAGCATTTGGTGAAGACACATACACATAAGGTGCTTTTAATGTTTGAACACCATCAATACTAATCACTGTAACTTCACCTTCTAGTAAAACATTTAATACTGGAAATTTATGTACTGCACCTGTCAAATAAACACCAGCAGGTGCAAGCATTTCTCTACCATAAGTATCGTGACCAAAGTAATCGTTGATCGGTACTTCAGTTTGAGGGTACTTAAGTAGTTCTTCTTCGACTCTGAAAATAAAGTCTTGCAATTCAGCAGACTGCATATCCATAAGTTTTTCAATAACAGGGTGTTGGTTTAAAATTTCTTTATTCACTCATCACATCCAAGATAATAGAATTGACTTCCATAGGTACAGGGTCAACCTGTCTAATAGCAATCTTTCCGTTAAGTTCGTAATCACTATAAATACTATACGAAACTCTTAAATCTTTTTCAATAAGCGGTTGATTAACTGTATTGTTTCTATTCCAAATATCGCCAAACTCCATACCTTTAACGCCATCATTTTCAGCAAATTTACCTGACACATATGAACCACGAGTACGACTATAGTTGACATGGATTTTATTTGTAAGCTTCTTATTAAGTAAGCCTCCACCTTCTCTCATGTCCAAGGCCAAGGTCTCAATGTCGCTCACATATGGAAGTCCTACGATGGTCTGGTAAGATGGAATAGGAAGTTCTAATATTCCACCGCCACCTACTTGCAATCTATAAGGAGGTTCAGCTGAGTCGTGATCGTTTAAAGGTGAACTGATTACAGCACCGTCACACACAACCGAAACGTATCGACCTTCTAAATGTTCCAAACCTTCAACAGTTGTATGACATTCGTAAATATCGAAAGGATTCGGTAATCCCATAATTGGTTGAAGTGAAACAGGTAAAGCTTTACTTGGTTCAACTTCAACATAATCTCCGGCCACAGCATCTGTGATTGTAAGATAAACTCTGTCTTTTCCGTCCGGTGTGAAAGCAATAAACGTTTTTCCGATTGCGTCCACATAAGCCATACCGATGAACATACTTTCGTAAATTAAAGTGTCAGACCAATCAGTTCCACCTGGAGCAATGTTTAAAGCTAACACCAAAGGAACAACTGATTGTTCAGTAATAAACTCTGTCGATGCAGACGAGAAAGCTCTTAGAGTGTTATCGTCTTTTTTAATTCTTCGACTTGATAATTCAATTGTTTGAAGACTATTTTCAGACAAAGGTCCATTTTTTCTATTAACAAGATAAACCATGTGAGATTCACCTGTTGGAATATCAAAATATGAACTCATTGAAGTAATGAAACCGTCAGTTTCGTGACGTGTCCAAGCATTGATTCGTTCTGTTTTGTTATAAGTAAGTTTAACGAGTTTACCGTCAGACATTAAAACTTCTAAGTGTGAGTTCTCACCTTCCTTGAATAACCAATCTTTAACTTTTCTTAAATAAAATAAATGGTCATTAAAAAGTGAAACATCTTCAGCAACCATTGATTTAGAATTGTCATCATACTCCAAAGTTCTAATCGCATTAGTTGATCTGTCCACAAAGAACACACCGTAAGGAGTTAGGATAGGTTTAACACTTTGGTCAATGATAAGTCTTCCACGTTTGGCGATAATAGGATTGACACCTGAAACTGGTGAATCGTAACCGCCGTAAAAAATACCTTCACTTGAAAACACGATCATACCATTGTGTTCAATGAAATTATAAATGTCGCCTTGTGTTCCAATTTTAATATTGAAAGCTGTTGCCTCAGTTTGAGGGAAGTCTTCCAAGAAATAAGTTGGTTGATTTACACGACTTGCGAACAAATAATTCTCATCCCAAAGTACAAGTCTATTTTGATAAGTAGCAACACCAGCACAAGAATAAAAAAAATAATTCAAAGGATTTAAGATCGCTGGAAGGTTTGGAAACAATCTCGGAGGAGAATTAGAAAAATCTGCCTCTTGTCCGAAGTCAGTAAACCCGAATGTTAAATTCGATGCATTGATAACACCAGTACCTGTAGTAATTACAGACTCACCGATTAAACCCCAACCAAGGCTTAATGACGAACCACCTGAACCCATGATTGGTCTTCTGTAAATTCTAAGAGCCGCAATGTCTTCAGAATATTTTGGAATCATTGATGTAATATTTTTAACGTAAAACCCTGTAAGCTCAGTACCTGTTGGTAATTTTATCCAAGTAGAAGTTACATTGTCTGAAGATTTATAACTCTCAATAAGTGTTACTGGCGATTCTAAACCGCTTCGAGTAATAAATGTTACACCATATTGAACAGGTGTACCCACTCTACCCATCATTGGACCATTAGCTACAGCGTACTCTATAACAGGTGTCAACATATTGTAAGGTGTAACCTGTGGATAATCTTGGTAAACACCGTAAGATGCAAGTTCTGTGTCAGTACCCAATCCATATCTCAAAATGCTAACACCATCGAAAGTAAAAGCTTCTAACACTTTACCTTTTCTAGCGACATAAACCCAGATCACATTGTCTGCGTGTTTAACAGTTTCAAATGTTAGTTCAGATAAATCATCTTCAGTATAAGATGTTGGAATCAAATACCCATAAGGCAAAGCTACAGTTGGACCAGATGTTTTAGTATAAACAGTAATGTCAAAGAAATCACCGTTAGCATCTGTCACCTGAAGTAGAGTTGTATCGTTAGATGCTGGTGCGGTGAACGTAGTACCTAAAACTGTTCCACCACCTGAAAGCTTATCCATTGTATATGGAGCTTTGCCAGTTCTAAACGTAAAATTATACGAAGCACTTTGTGCAATCCAAACCTTGTTTGTCATAGCACTAAAAGGTTCAACAGGTCTTTTATAATTTTGATCTTTAATATGAGTTAAAGGATGAAGTTTAACATAACCAACACCAAACTCTAAAGCGTAAGGAATTGTTCCTTCTTTGAAAAAAGAAGGAATATAAACTTCATTATTGTTATTTTCAATTTCGGTTCTGTTGTAAAACCAAGAACCAGCGTCATTTAACAACCGTCCGTTCTTACCTACTGTTATGTTTTTGGCTGTTTTTAGACCACTATAATATGCTTTAATATCAGTTACGTCATGTAGTGAAGGGTCAACCTCACCTGATGAGTAACTGGCTTTTTTTGAAAAACTCATTACGATAATCTCGCTTTCACCAAGGCAGACTTCGCATACTCAGGTTGGTAAATACTAGACTCGATACGATCTTTCCTTTGAGCGTCAAGTAAAGCCATATTGCAAGCTTCATTTAATGTAGCAAGAACATCTTTTTTATTTGTTCCAGCAACCAAAGGGATTGCTAATTTAGCGAGTCTTAATGAGATGAAGTGAGCTGCTTCAGCTGTTAAAGTTGAAAATGGAACATCTTTAGAGATGTATTCAATCTCTGCCGCATCTTTGTTTGTCATGATAACTTTCTGACCTTCATAGATTTCTACTCGTAAGTCTTCCTTACTTTCTTCATCGTCAGTTAAATTACCAGTTTTGATTCGTCTTAATAGAACACAGTCGGTAGGATATAGATAAGCTTTTGACCAGTATTCATTTGGATTTTCTTCAACCAATTCTAAAGCTTTACTTGTAGAGGTTGAATCCAAATCCATTTCTTGTAGAGCTGAATTAAAAGCAAGGTCCCAATAAACATTGAGAGTTAAAGCTTCAGTTGAGGAATCTGTATCAGCGTTTGAAATCCTTTTTTGAAGGGACAACGCTGCCAAAGCTAAATTGAATATTTTGGTTTTGTCGAACATTATCCCCCCTAATCATTATTTTTTTTCTTCAATTTTTTCCATCCAACGTTTTGAGAATTTAGATTCAGCAATGAAAAATTCATCACCTTCTTCAATTCTACGAGGGTGGATGTAACCACTATATAAAGCTTTAACTTTAATTTCCTTTTCAGGAGCTGCCACTTTATCTTCTGATTTTTTATTTTCTGTAGCCCCTTTCATTGGAGCTACAGATTCAAATACATTCTTATTAGACATTTTGACCACCTGTAATTAGATAGTGTTGTAAACTTTAGGGAACGGTTTCCAAACTGGGATTTCCGCAGTTGGTACGATGTACCCTGAAACGTTCGCAGCTAAAGCAGCATTACCACCAGTGTATCTGATCGCAACGAAACGTTTAGAAATACTTCCTTGTGGGATTGGTAACTCTAAACGAGCGTCAACTTTCAGATCAGCAGCAGCGATGTCACGAGTAGCTAACACATCTGGTGATGACATTGTATCGTCAGCAGATTGAATAAATTCAATCTTGATACCACCTGTAGCAACAGCTACAGCTGTTGGAACAACAAGAACCGAAATCCCTGTTTTTCCACCGATAGAAATATCAGAACCACCTACTTTACCAGTGTCATAAACATCGGTAGAAACGGTGGCAGTAACACCTGCCAACGCTTGTTTTGAACTAAGTTGATTTTGAATATCGTGAAACATATTACATTCCTCCTATTAAGTTGTAACCTGTGATTCAGTAAGTTTTAAGTTATCCTGAATACGGATTGGTAAACCGTTGAAAGAAAGAACTTGCTCACCACCATAATTCATGAACGATAAGCCGCCACCAGAGATAACGTCTTTACGAACCATTTTATGAAGGATTGCGTGTACTACACGGTTCATGTAGATCACAGTTCCAGCCATTGTGTCTAATTTGTATAGACCAGTAATCAACGCATCCACCAATAAAGGTGCAGTTGTTGAAGACGGTGCAATCAAATCAGATACGTCGATGTTCGCAATACGAACAGCGTTACGGTAATCTTTTACAACTAGACCGTGATCTAATTCAAAGATTTCGTCGTAGCCGTAGTACGTCGAAGGATTTCCGTCAGCATCAGGTAATTGAAGCTGAACTAATTTTCCACCTTCAGAATAGTCGGTACGTTTAATACCAGCTTGAGTACCTTTTGGGTAAACTCCGAAGATTTTATCCTCACCCCAATTTACCATGTAAATAGAAGTGTTGTCTGACCCAGTACCGCCAAAGTTGACGATCTGTTTAGACGTTTCAACCGCAGCATTTGTAGTGAAATAAATATCGTTGAAACCAACGTCTTTATTTCCTTCACCTGCTGGTGAGCCGTAAACAGTTAAGTCAGCGTGCTCATTTGCCATCCCTTGAAGATGGGCAGTCGCTTCTTTGAAACGATTTTCTTTAACGTTCTCGATACCACCACGTTGTGCCACTGACTTCTCAACTTGAGAACGTGATTCAAAGTGTGATGCAGAGAATGTTCTTTCTTCCGTTCCACCTTTTTGAGCCTTAAGACCTTGGTTGGCCTTACGGTAAATTGGTTTCGGAACAAACGAACGAATCGTTTCTTTATGAATCGTCCCTTCATTCATCTCTCTATAAGGGATATCTTTTAGCATCGAGTTCTTCATCATAAGAACTTCAGCTATCTTATTCCCTTTCTTAGCTACGTCCAAGAACGTAACAAGTTGATTTCCTTTAACCGCCATAAAAACCTCCTTTATATGTTTTAAAAGCGTTATTTATAAAATTCATCTAAATCAAATTCGCCTTCTTTGGCTCCTGTTTCGGGATTTACAATCTTACTATCACCACCAAGGACTGAATCATAAAAGCTTAATAAATCCTTCATAGCACTAGGATGAAGCCTTTCCTTACTGTTTTGCAAGTAAATTTTTGCGTTAGGAAATAACTTATCCAAAACAGTGTCAACACGCTTAAGATTTCTTTGGAAATTAGCACCACCAAAGTTAGCATCATTTTTTAATTCATCCTCCCAAGCTTTGTGAGTAGCTTCTTGCGCTTGCTTCTGTAGTTTCATATAAGTGTCAGCTACGTCAGCAATTACTTTATTTTGAGCTTTGATCTGGTTTGCAAACGCCTGAGTAGTCTCTTTTGAAAGCTTGTGTTCTTTCGCAAAATTCTCGACGTAAGTCTTATTTGAATCATCAAGACCAGTAGCATCAAATTCAACCTTTACACCTTCTTCGGCAGGTTTCTCTTCCTTCTTTTCAGGAGTCTTTCCGTCTCCGTCAGCAGCTTGTGATGGCTCATCTCCATATCCTGTAAGACTTGGAGCTGTTTCTCCATCAGGTTTTTTTTCGTCTTTGGTAGCTTCTTGTGTCGGTTTGTCTTCGACTTTCGCTGGTGGCGTTGCTGGTTCGTCTTTGTACATTTCATCGAGTGTCGCACTAAGTGAATCCCCTTCCGTTTGAGTTTGACTAGCTGGCGGCGGTGTTTGCGATCCATTACCCCCTCCATTATCACCCTCACTCACTTGGTTCATTTTTAGTAAATTTTCTATTTTCATTTTGTCTCTCTTTCTCCATCTCGGTTATTAAGTCACCTGTTAATTCAGGACTTGCTTCTAAAATCATTTTGTAAACACTATTACCAGCTCTTAAGAAAGCTGTGTACTCCAACAAATCTTCACCTCTAAGACCAGTTGGAGGAAACCCACCATAATCAAAACTTTTTAAAAGATACTTAATAACTCTTTTACCGTGAGGATTAGACATCATGATGTTGATAGAGGTCAGAGTGTTTTGGTGCTCTAACCTTTCTTCTTTTTCTTTTTGGATAAGTTGTTCTGCTGTCATTATTCTCCCATTTGTTGCATTTGAGCTTCTGCTTGACTAGCTAATGCTAAGTCTTTTTGAGCACCAGCCATTGCTGGGATTTGCTCAGTGAGAGCTTGCTGTCTTGCCGCATCTTGAGCGTTCTTTTCACGACGAGCATCTACTTCATCCTGTGGACGATTTAGACCTTGTGGCAAATACAAACGATCTTCATACAGATCAGCAAACTTATCTAAGTTGGCCTTATCTAAAATTCTAGGGTCAACTTGAGCAACATTCGTAATCATTTGAACGTAACGATCAATACTTGGTAAGTCAGCCGCACGTTGAGCTTGAGCGAAAACTGAAACGAAATTCGTTTTAAGAGTTTCACCTTCTAGTTCCTCTGGCATCTCACCTAAGTATGGGTCTTCAAATAATGTGTAATCTACCAAGTAATCAACAAGTGGTTGGTTCAGAGTGTAATCCAAAGACTGCAACGCTGGGCCAAGAACTAATTGTTGCTCAGATAAAATCGCATTTACTTCAGCAGCTGTACGAGTCTTAGGATTCTGAGACAAGTAAAGCATGAAATCTTCGTAGTACATACGTCTAACTTGGTTTCTCAAATCAGCAACGTCTGCATCCAAAAGACTTACTGCACCTGCGTTCATTTGGAAAAGCTGTTTAGCTCCACCAGCTAAAGCTGCGTGTTGGTCTAACGCCGTATATCCGTTCGGATTCATGTTCACATAAGTTTTCTTCAAACTTGCTGGACCCTGCATTGGTGGACGAAGCATTAAATCTACAGCTACGTCACGACTTACAGCTTTCTTTTGTAAGCTCTTAATAGCTCCAAGGCTTGACGTTGTTGGACCAATTAGACCGTAAGCATAGTTTCCACTTGTTTGCGTCCTGAAAGCGATAAACGGCTTTCTAGTCATGTGCTTAATTCTTAGGAATCTATCATCCTTATTGTCATCAATTGTGTAAGTGTAACCCAATCTTTCACCGATTGTGTCAGTGCTTCTAGACTCATAAGTTAAAGAAACCCACTTACGGTTAGAACCAAACTCACCTTTACTGTTATCAAAAAGATGATTAGGTTTTACAACCTCAGTCACCATGATCTCCTCAGTGTAATGACCATCTTCATAAAGTGATCTCACACGATTAGAAAAATTTGACCAATCGTGTTTACCGTTTACTTTACGACCATAAGTCTCAACCAGAGATTTAACAGTTAAAGGAAACTCACGAACTAAAACATTCGCAGTTCCAAGTCCGTCATTTAATAGGTAATAAGTTCCAACTTCTAAAGTTGTGAAATGTGGGCCTGTTGGTAATTCATTAATATACAGCACTGATGTATTGAAAATACCATAAACACCATAGGCTTGTGAAAGAGCATAGTAAAGACTGCTTGCTGAAGCGTTTGCTAGAGCACGTCTTCCTAATTTTTGAATAAACGCTTGGACTGGTTCGTAAGTATTTAAGTCTTCATCACCATGAGCTAAAAGAAACCATGAACGAGTTGATGAAGTATTACCTTCCATGAACCCAGCTGTGAAAGACCTGTGTGCAATCACATGGGTTAAGTCAACAATGTGACGATTTTCACGTTCAATTCTTTTACCACGTTTTAATAAAAATTTAATATAAGCTGGACTCATATACCAACCAGCTTCAATCCAATCATCTTCGATTCTAGCGAAGTCTTCTACACAAACTCTTTTCAAGTTTTCACAATCTTTAATTTTATATTCCATTATAAAAATCCCCCTGATTCGCTGTTCTCGGCAGCTGGGTTTTGAGCTGTGGTTAAACCAGAAGTTCTTCTTCTTTGTTTAATCATTTCGTTATACAATTGAACCCACTATAAACCACCTTGATTATCAGGGTCTAAATTTTGCATAATTTGCTGTTGCATAAGTTGGGCCAAACTTAAAGTAGTACCAGCATTACTTGTAGTTATATCTTTTGAAGTTTTTGAAACTTGATTTGTAAGAGCAGCTGCTTGTTGAGAACCAATCATCTCTTTACGATTTTGTTCTTGCGCATTAGCTATACGCTGCTTTTCGAGTTGTTCTCTTTGAAGCTGGACTGCTCCACCGTCTCCTCCACCACCTGAACCCATCGTTCACCCCTTAAGTTTATAAACAGTTTCATACTTACCAAACCCACGATTCAAAAGACTTTCTTCTTTCAAGTTCGTATGCGGAGTAAGTACACAGAGTACAGGTTGACCAAGACTTTTGCCGTAGTCAACAAAATGTTTAAACAGTGCGCTAGATGCCCTTGGTGTGTCACCGTAAAACAGCCTTTGGTACAGGCAAGTCTCACCAGTAAAGACATCATAATGGTCGGTAACAACCAAGATTCCTTTAATTTGGTTATCTTTACCACGAGCAAAAAACACCGTAGCTTCTTCAGCTTTGGCACTTAAAATGTCGTACTCTGAGTTATAATTGTATCGCTCATTTAAAATGTCGGCGATCTTCAAACAATAATTAATTTCATCACCTTGGACATTTTCAAAATTCATTTTAGTAATTTTCATAAGGGTTGTACTCCTCTGGTTCTTGGTTGAATCCGTGAAGATCACGAAGCTCATCGCTCATGTTCTCAGGTTGACGATCATAGAAAACTCTACTGAACCTTAACACGAATCCATCGGCAACGTCTGGTGAAAACCCAGCTCTGAATCTGATGTCTTCTTTTGGTTCGGCTTGTTTTTTTAATGTCGTTTTATTTCTGATACCTTTAGTCACCGTCAATTCTTTTTGAATTTTAGGAATCCAGTCAGGATTTACAGAACCAATGCAGCCACCTTGACCAAGCCATTTATTTCCTTCGTAGTACATCTGCGCACGCATATTCTGATACTGCGAGTCTCTGAACTCAGCCGTGTCGTTTGGTGCTGATGCAAATGATACAAGTTCCCAATTATGTTTATAAGCTGCCTGAGCCATCGAATAAACCGCAGTACCTTCGGCCTGATCTATTAACACATAGTCAACTTTGTACTCTTTCTCAAGCGCACACATTTTCTGATAAGTATAAACGTGATTGGTTCCATCGTCTGCACTCAGTTTATAATACGCAACCAGCATTGCTGAATTACCTTGATGAATCCAAATCGCACAATAGTCTCCTCCACGCCAAGCTAAGTCGGCAGTCATTACACATGGTAAAGCTACCTGACTTGGAAAGTTCACAGGTCTTGCTAATGCGTTTGCGACTCGCTCTGCACTTATAATACTGTCAGCATTTGATTTGCGTGGTAGACCTCTGACACGAATCCTAAAGTCATCAGCGTCTTCATTTCCTCCACAGTCAGCTAATAGCTCACTTACGAAGTCCTTCGAGACGTGTTTAAGTGTACGAGTATCAATACGTCTAGACTTCCAATTCACATTATTCATATTCTGTTCAAACTGTGAGTCAGGGTCATCCGAGTTAGCAAAAGCCATCCAGACTTTGATCGTGTCAACGTCAGTCATCGCACCGTTGGCATATTCCCAAACCTTTGCTGGAATACCAGCTGCTTCCTCGAATACGACCACGATTGCTTTGCCATAGTTGTGAAGTCCTGACATTGCTGCTGGACTATTCTCACTCCAAGTCACTGTATCAAAACGCCAGTTCTCAGAAACACTTGCATCTTGCGCTTTTATACTGGTTCCGAATTTCTCAAAATAGTGATCGAAGTATCTAGCCCTACCTGCCCAGATGTCATACTCTGGCCAAACTACGGAACGCATTTGCGTGTCGGTATTGGCGGTGATACGACCTCTGACGTGCTGAGTGAACATAAGCATTAAAGTTGTCATGGCACCAAAGGCTGTCTTAGCTGCTCCATTCCCAGAACTCACACAAAGTTTGTAAGCTTTGTCACGAGTGGCAGGGTTAGAGAAATGTGCCGACATTTTATTCCACTCCTCAATTTGCCAATCATACGGAGCCATTTTCTCCATCTCATGACCTTTTTGTCCAAATGGAAAAATGATATAAGCTAGTTTTGCATAGTCATATTGATACCTGATGAGAAGCTCTTTAAACTTGTCAATCTCCTCAGCTGTGTATTTACTTGGGTTACTACTCATCAATAACCTCCACGTCGATCACGCCAGGAATATCTAGTTCAAGTTTAGCTTTGTTCTCGATAGCTAGAGCACGTCTCTCAGCTTCTGCAAGCACCACGTCTGCCAAGGATTTACTAACTGTGTGCTCGTGAACAAGTGTGTCTTTGAACCCACCTTCATGTTTACCAAGTAGCTCAACGGCTTTAAGTCTGTCCCAGAACTCAATTTTGATAATTCTTCCAGTGGCCTTGTCGGAAGGTATGCCATTCTCGTCACGATCATACACCTCTTCCACCGTCATTTTTTTGACAGCTCTGAGCGCAGCTGCTGGTATTTGGTCGATGGGCTTAACTACACCATCTGGTGTAAATAGGTCAGTTAGGTCAACTTGGGCAATCTCATTAGCCCTTTCTAATATCTCACTTAGGTCAAAAGCGTTCACACGGGCCTGAGATTCGGCGATCTCACGCACAGCCAGCTGAACGTCAGCCATTGCAAGGATTCGCTTACCTTGAGCCGCTGTGAGCTTTACAGACTTGGCCGCATCGCCAACGTGTCTGGTTTCCAAATACGCCAAGATAAACTTCCATATCGTAGGGTCAATGGCATTAGTTGGAGTTAGGGTGTCATTTAAAATTTGATGTACTGTTCGAGGTTTAGTCTCTGTCATATCTCACAGGATGGGTGAGGTTGGAGATGTTGTCAACCTTTTCGAATTTTCACACACGCTTTGCATTGTCGATGTGTTCTGCCAGTTTTTACAACGTGAGTATAAATATTATCATCGGATAAAGTGTGACCTCGAATACAGTGAGTCTTCTTTTGCTTGTAATGTCGATTCTTGTTAAGCATATCCTTAACGTTATCCATGTTAGTTCCCAAAAACAAATGGTCTGGGTTTACACAGTGCCTAACATCACAAGTGTGACACACCAAGAGTCCGGTTGGAATATCACCTTTAGATTGTTGGTATGAAACACGATGAGCCAGATGACGCTTACCTTTAATTTTGTACAGTCCGTAGCCGTGTTTGTCTTTTCGTCCTGTCCATTCGACACAACCTGATGGAGTTGTTATAGCTTTTTTATCGTTTAAAATTATTCTCATATTTTTTAAATATCATTAATATTGGCGATCTGCAATTGGGAAGTCGTTCACACCTAACCATTTGCTTAAGTATGAAACATTTTGAAAAATTTATACAATTATCTGAAACCCCTTTCCCCCCCTCTCACGCTTGTCAAAATTTTTTGCCCCACCCACCTGAAAAAAATTCTCAAGCTTTTCAAAATTCTTCAAATGAAAATGATTCTCAATTTCAAACAAGCAGTCAAAATTTAAGTGTTGAACAATTTACAATCATGTCTAAAAGTTTTACAGGCATATCATTACCGCAAGCAATATAACAGCTCTACAGCATGGCACAGTAATAGCATAAGTGTAAAAGTATCAAGGCAATTAAGCTTAGATATAAAAAAAGGATAAACCAATGAAAACAATCTTATTAACATTAGCAATCTCTCTAAACCTACAAGCTGCAACTACTTATAAGTGTAATGGTAAAGAAGTCACAAAAGCGCAAGCGGCCAAGACTTTACAAGCTAACAAGTCTGCTAAATGCGTGAAAGTGACAGATATCACGTTCGACGACGAAAAGTTCGCAATCGTGAACACTAAAAAAGCTAAGAAATAGTATTGTTGAACACGACCAAGTCTTAGGGCTTGGTCTAATTGAATGATATTAACCAAATGATAAGAGAGGTATGAAATGAAAATAGAAGTAACTTTTAAAGCTGGAACACTTAAGATGACTCAATACCACGAGTTATACGACAAGCTTAAACAGATTGACTATAGTGAAAGGCATAAACTTTTGTCGATGATGTTTAACATTGACCAAGAATACATTTTCAAAGGTTCCAAAGGTGAACTTACTGTAACATTTGATAAAGATGATCTTGCTTAAAAGCAGTCAACGTGTTACTGTAGTAATAATATTACTGTATTTAACACATTGCAAAAACTAACATATTGACTAAATTTTGACAACGTGTTACAATGTGAGCTATCGAGGTGTTTAAAACCCAACGCTAGTGGCTAGGTGTTTAAAACCTCGAACCTCCTCACATTGTACCCGCTTAACCAAATGATTAAAGGAGTACAAAAACATGAATAAAATAAAATTACTAACATTAGGTCGAGCGGGTTGGTCGTATGATAGTGAAGACAATATTCATACTAGTGGTTACTATGGCACTACCCATACTAACGTTGATGAGCTATTCAAACACTGTCTAGCTCATAACATACCCATATTAGATTCAAGAGATTGCACGCTATCAGAAGCCTTTGAAATGATAAAAGGTGACCGATCTAATTTAAAAGAGTTTGTCGCAAGTAAGAAACATATAAAAAATTTTAAGCATTACAACATA